TTATTCGTCTCGTTACTAAACCACATGAATACCTTGTGCATCGTTACAAGGTTGACGAGAAAGACCCTGGCTTTGGCGAGCGCGTGCTTTCCAGCTTATTCCACGGGAGTGACCCTCTCGTAGATTTGGGCTCTAAGCCAAAGCGTCGATGGCTTGTTGGGATTATCGACCGCAAGACTCAATCATACAAGATCCTTGACATGAGCGTTTCGGTGTTCAAGTCAATTCAGGAGCTTGTCCGTGATGAGGATTGGGGCGATCCAACCCAGTATGATATCGATATCAAGGTGGACAAGAATGGCGGAGCGACTGGGTATTACACAGTAATTCCGAAGTCGAAGAAGCCATTGTCTAAGGACGATTTAGATATCAAAGAGAAGGCAGATCTCGATGACCTAAAGCGTCGTTGCACCCCTCCTACTGCTGAGCAGGTTCAGGAGCGAATTGATGCAATTAAAGCAAAGCGCGCAGGCACGAATGGCGTGAGCAAGACCTCTACTGCTGCCACAGTAGCGCATGACTCTGGTGATGATGATGGTGACGATTTCCCTCCGGTAGCCTGATTCAAATAGGATAGGTTCTCTTGAAAGGGCGGCTCAAAAGGCCGCTCTTTCGTTTTTTAAGGCTCGATATATACCCATGCATGGCATATAAGCTTTATGAAACAATATTGGGCCTAGATATAAGCACAACTACAATAGGCATCTCAACAATTAATAAATCATTGGATACTGGTAAAATAGCATTATGCAATGTTGAATATTTTAAGCCGCCTAAAGATGGAAACATTTTTGAACGGCTTGTTAAGGTTAAAGAATTTACTTCTGATTTATTAAAACGTTTTGATCCAGATGTTGTTGTAATAGAAGATTACGCACGCTTTATGGCCGGAAGTTCTGGAGCCGCTACTATTATTCCTCTTGCAATTTTTAATACTACAATAGGTCTTACAGTATTTGAGAAGACTGGTAAGGAACCTGTATTAATGAATGTTAATACTATTAGAAAATGGATTAAGACTGGAGAAGAAAGGTTAGCCAAGGAAGAAATCCCAGAAGCTGTTGCTCATCATTTAGAAATAGACTTTCCTTATGAAATGACTAAGAAGGGTAAGATTGCCGTAGAGAGTTATGATATGGCAGATGCTATAGCTGTAGCATTAGCTTATTTGAAATCTGTTGAGCCAAAACCCATTAAGCCAAAGAAGAGTCGAGCTAAAAAGGAAAAGGTGCTTTCTTCATCATGAACTTATCTGAAGCGTATAATATACTTGGTGTAAACCCAGGTGCTACACAGGATGAAATAAAAACGGCTTATAAAAAGCTGGCTTTAAAACATCATCCTGATCTTAATAAAGATAATCAAAAGGAAGCCGAGACTAAGTTCAAAGAGATTAATGAGGCCATGCAAACAATAGAGCGTGGTGAAGAGCCTGCGCAATTCCATCAATGGGCTCATGATGGTGCTAATTTTAATCAACAAGTATTTATAAATTTCGAAGGATTTCATTCTCAACGCACAAAAAGAAAAGATCCTATAATTCATACTAACATTACTTTTGTTGAATCAGTATTAGGATGTGAAAGAGATATTTCTTATACAAGATATGTAAAATGTGATAAATGTTCTGGTAACGGAATAATACATAATAAATCCGGTACATGTAAAGTATGCAAGGGTGTTGGAAGAGTTGAATCTGCTTTCTCAAGAAACAATACTAGATTTTTTAGCACTTGCAAGGCGTGTCATGGAGCCGGCACTGACTCAGAAGAATGTAAAGACTGTGGCGGGGAAGGCTCTGTTGAAAAGGCAGAGCAGCATAAATTGCAATTTCCTTGTGGTTTAACAGATTTGCAAATAATTAGAGTGAGTGGCGCTGGCAATTTCGTTCAATATCATCCACAAATAGGTGATATGCACTCTGATGTTTTTATTAGGGTGCATGTAGAGCCTGATAAAGATATGATGCTAAACGGCGATGATGTTATATCTAATATAGACTTAACTTTATTAGAGGCGTTAAAAGGAGCAACAAAAGCAGTAAGGACCGTTAAAGGCGAAATGAAATTGAAAATTCAGCCAGGCGTTAAACACGGCAATCAAATTAAGGTTGCTGGTTACGGAATAGGAGGAGTTGGTTCACATTTGTTTATTGCAAATGTTGAGTATCCAAAAGACACCAAAGAGTTAATTGAATTATTAGAAAAGGCAAACAATGTTTAGAATTTATTGTGATAACAAAGGCTGCGGAAAGGATATGGAACCACTATTAAACATCAACACGAATGATGTTGAATGCACCGAATGCGGGAGAACCATAAAAAGTATTACGAGTTTTACTAAATCTCAGATGAAGTCAATTGGACAAATAAAGAGAGATGAAAAGGCTAAACAGGCCTTTTCTGTTCAATGCAGATCTTGTATGAAAGAGAGTGCTCCGAAGTTAGGTGATAAAAACGAGATTAGATGTTCTGTTTGTAATCATCATCTAGATTATTTATCCGCTCCATATGCTCATGCTGTTAGGGAATTTTTATTGACGAGACAGAAGAATCCGGCCACTGTTTCAGTAGCATCAGTGAATGTTGCGCCCAAGGTGAATTCTACAGTTAAATGAATCTAAAAGAGCTGTCGGTAAATATTCGTGAGCGTTCGGCTATGTTTGCAGAAGTATTGCAAGCTTGCCGAGCTTTGCTTATTAATAACCCGATAGCAGCAGAGGCTAGAAACTATCTGGATAATAGAATTGCAACCTTTTATCAAAACCGTTTCGAATTCGGATATTTTCCAAATAATGAGAATTTACAAAAGCTTGTAGATATAGTTGGGGAAGAAAAGCTTAGGGCTTTGGATTTAATATATGATAAATATGTTGCTGATGCTGATTGCATGGTAGCAGTTAAACAAAGCATTTTTACATGGCATAACTTAATCATGCCATATAAAGACGTTTATGGAAACATTGTGGCGCTGGTTGGCCGCACTTTGCTTTCAAAAGAAGAACAGAAAGAAAAGAACATATCTAAATATAAGAATTCACAATTTCATAAATCATTGCATGTATTTGGTCTTCATAATGGCAGACGTAGTATTATTTCAAATAATTATGTGATTCTTGTAGAAGGTCAATTTGATTGCATTTCTTGTCATGTTCATGGATTTCATAATGTAGTTGCTTTAGGTGGCGTTGCCTTTAGTAAATATCAATTTGCATTATTATCTAGATATACTAATAATATAAAGCTATTATTAGACAATGATAGCGCTGGACTAAACGCTGCTAACAAAATAATCGAAAGATACTCATCATTCGCTGACATCAAGAAAATCCAGCTGCCGTCCTGTTATAAAGATGTTGATGAGTATTTAACTAAGAATGACGATTATGGAATATTAAACTTTACAGGATAATAAATGGCAGACAGAAGTAAAAACCGTTCAGACCGTTACCAATGGGTGCTTGTAGAATGCCCTTGTTCTCCGGAGATGTTGACTGAGGTTTCTGATTCCGATGGTATAGGTGCCCAATTGAATCCATGGGGCTATAATGAAGAACTGTTTGAGTTAAAAGATAAATTGAAAGCTGCCTTTTGGAGAATTGTTGATACTCAGCTTACCTCAAGACAAAAAGAGGTCATCCACCTTTATGCAGAGGGCTTCACCCAAACCGAAATTGCAAAAAAGCTAAATGTGAACCAATCAAGTATTACTAAGAGCATTAATGGCAATTGTGATTATAGAAACGGCAGGAAGGTATACGGTGGGGCAAGGAAGAAATTGAGGAAGATTGCCGAAAAAGATGAGGAAATTAAAGAAATATTGGAGAGGATAGCTGAGATACAATCAAATAATTTTTAGTAAACTATCGTAATTACGATATATAATAGCCGCCTCAGTTTTGGGGCGGCTTTTTATTTTGCGTAAAGTATCTATATACTCTACTACTTATCTTGTATTCATTAGTATTCTGCGGATATATGCGTCTAAGGAGTCCGGTAATGAAATTTGATGTAGATTATTTGAATTTAGACCAACAGCTTACTCAGCCAAAACATTTTAATTACGCTGATGTGAAAGATCGGTTAGTTAAAGTTGCTTTTGATATAGTTAAGTTTCGTGAGTCAGACGCTATTGATGGTCTATGGCAAATTCAGCAAACCAATGATGGTGAAATTATTGTTGCTACATACGAAGATGATTCTGAAGTAAGTAAGCAAGCTTCTGGTTGGGAAGCACGCGCTAATGCTACCGGCAATAGCGTAACTGTATTTTACAAAGGTGAGCCAGTAACAAAGGTTGCAACGGTGCAATATGGTATACCAGCGGAAGACGCTCATCTAGTTTGTGAATATGTGCCAGAAAAATTAGCCAGCAATGTAGATTTTCGTAAGAAAATGTTAAACGAACTCTCTAATGATGATCGTTTGGAACTTCTTCAGAAGTTTCCAGAGTTAAATGACTAACAGGAAACAAGCATGAGTTTTAATCAAGATATTTACAAGGCTGCCAAAGAGATAGAGAAAGCAGCTAAAACACTAGAAAATAGTGAAGAATTCATCCTTATGCCCCTTGCCGTTAAAATGGTAAAGGCCGCTGAGGCTTACCCTGAAGACCAAACTATCAAACAAATGGCTGCCTTTTTAAATAATCGCGCCAATAAAAAAGCCATGTTTATTACTCGTGGAGAGCTAAGGGATGTTTACAAAGCTCTTTACTCCCGTAATACTAAATGCGCTGAGATAATGTCTGATGAGCTTGGTAAGGCAGATGCATTACCTGAGCCTCCAAAGATGATGCGTGACAAGGATGAGGGTAGCATCACCGCTGAAGCTTTTAATAGCCTTGGTAACCCAGCATTAGCAAGCGCTTTAAGTGCAGCTTTTGAAGGCAAAGAGATTTCTTTCCAGAATTATTCTGCTCCAATTGCGAGACAGGCAGAAAAGAATTGCGCCTTTGAGTTAGATAGAATTGGCGCTGATGCTCATAAGATTACTACGGTAGCTGGCCAAGAAGATGTTTTAATCTGCCAAGCAACCTATGAAACGCCAAAGGGTCAAAGCAGCGTTTTGATTCCTGTTGAAATAGTAAATGGCAAGCCTTTATTGCCAACTGTGTTCCTTAGCCGCGCCGGATTTCAAGATTTAGACGGAGAAGCATTAACTAACCATTTGATCAGCACCGCTGGTAAGAAATGGAAGATTGATGTTCAACAGTTATTAAAGGTAGTTGCTAAGGCTAAATCTGCTCCAGCAAAAGAGATTAGCGAAGTAGAATCAATTGTGGCTAAGTTCGCAGCTCAAAAGGGAACGCCATCCAATTATTCATCTGACGCCTTGCTTTATCAAGAGGTTGATAAGGAGCACATTGAAGTTCAGATTCCAGAGGCAGAGGATACGCAGAAGTTTGCCGAGAGATTACATACGGCAAAGGGCGCAGCCGAGTTTACATTTGGAAAGAAAGCGGTTGATGCAGGACGTTCCATGTTGAGAAATATTATGGCCACTTATGGTTATAATAATGTTCAGGTAGCGGTTGCTGACACCGATAGTGACAAGGTTTGCTTTGCAGTGGCTATTGATAATGGAGCCGGCTTTAAGGTTCCGGTGAAGATTAGTGGAGGGTTGCCGGTTGAACCATCCGTTATTATTGCAAATGGTTCCATTGCTGAATTCTCTCAGAAAGGCATTTCCAAGACCTTAATTGAGAATAAAGATTATGAATCAGCTGCATTAGCATCGCAACTTCATGGAGTTAAGCCAACTGAGTTGATTGAGACTGTTCGCAAGGCAATGACGGATGGTGATTATAACAAGGCCGAGGATGCTTTGAATGTATTGTCACAGACAGATCAGAAGGCGTTCCATTATGCATTTGGCATGTATCAGTCAGTTCTATCTGGAAAGACCATAAACAAGCAAGCATCAGAGGGTATTAAGTGTTCACAGCAAGTTAAGCACGCTCATAGCAAGCATGTAATTTGTGGTCATACTGGTTTGCCATTGCACAAGGTTTATCAGGATGAGCATGGCGATTGCCAACCATTATATCGCAAAGATCTAAAGAATACGAATGAGGGCGGCTCATTTTTGCACTCTAGAATTTACTTAGGATAATCATGAGAACTTCAGATTTATTAAATAGTCTTGCTGACAGTCTAGAAAATGCAGACAATGATATTTTAGTAAAAGCGGAAAGCAATCCGCATTTTATTGAGATTGTAGCTGGCGCTTTAATATCTGCTGCCGCAATTATTCGTAATGCTGCTGAAGAGGTCAATGATTTTGGTCCAGAAATTTCAGCAGATGATTTAGATGAAATGGCCGCTATTGCAGAAGAATATGACAGCAGCGGCGATCCTGCACTTCAGAAAGTAGCCGCTGTCATTGATGAATTATTGATTAGCATTAGCTCTGATAAAGACGCAATAAGCAGATTTAAGGCCGCTCAGGATTCAGAGATTGATAGACTTAGAGACAAGTATCGTGGTGAACAGCGTGATGCAGTTTACACCAATGCTAATGAAGTTCATCATCAAGAATATGAGAAAGGTAGTGGTGGTAATCCAGAGGAGGCTATTAACAAAGGCGTTAAACAATATCGCCCATTAGCCGCTCCGCTTAGCACACGTTCTTGTCCAGAGCATCCTGGTGAGCAGATGATGAGAATAGCGGATAGTGTTTACCAATGCAATCTAGATAAGCAAATTTATAATTACGAGGCTGGTTATACTACGATGGCAGGTAACCAAATTCCGGGCACAGGAGTTTCTAACCAAACAAGTCATTTTAACGATTTAGCGCCGGAACATACAAATTTCAGCACAAGAGAACAAGTGCTGAATTCTGATTAAGCCTCTCTACTAAGGAGGGGGAATCATGGACTTCTCAAAAATTTTAGCGCATCCAGATAAAGATGAAATTATTTCAAAGCTTGTTAATGGGGTGAAGACTAAGGATGTTTCTGATTGGTTAAAACTGAAATATCCAAATAATGATCAAGCGCATCTAAGACTCTCTAGCAAAATGCTAAAAGAGTTTGTAGATAATAATCTTGATCTATATAATACTTTAAAGAATGATATTGCGGATGTTAAAGCTGGCAATAAACAAGATAAGAAAATAGCAGAATCTCTATTAAATAATAAAACATATAGAGAAAGATTAAACGAACTTGCTGATAATGATATAGATATCAAGCGAGTTATAACCGAAGTTGTATTTTTAATTCGGGAACGTATTGAACAATATTTTGATAAAGTTCAGGAGAACCCAGGAAATTTGAAACCTGATTATG